TATATTACTGGATCTCATTATATGTTTATCCAGTGGAGTAAAATAGATGTTGGTTTTCCTGATTACAGAGATGCTAACAGGACGTTCTTTATTTTTTGGGAAGCGTGTAAAAACGACAAGAACTCTTATGGGATGTGTTTCCTTAAGAACAGGCGTAGTGGTTTTTCTTACATGGCAAGTAGCGAGATAGTTAATCTAGCCACTCAAGTTTATGATAGCAACTTTGGTTTACTATCTAAGACAGGTGCTGATGCTAAGACAATGTTTACAGATAAGGTGGTTCGTATATATCGAAACTATCCTTTCTTTTTTCAACCTATACAAGATGGTTCTAGTAATCCTCGTGTAGAGTTAGCATTTAGAGAGCCTGCTAAGAAGATAACAAGGAATCAAAAGCATATAGAGAAATCTGAAGCTTTAAATTCTATAATAGATTGGAAGAATACTGCTGATAACAGTTATGATGGTATGAAGCTCAAGCTTCTAGTACATGATGAAGCTGGTAAGTGGACGGGTCAAAACTCTATAAAAAAGAATTGGGGTGTAACTCAAACTTGTTTATTATTAGGGAGAAAGGTTGTAGGAAAGTGTATGATGGGTTCTACTGCTAATAAGTTGCAAGATGGCGGTGCAGAGTTTAAAGATATATTTCACGACTCTGACATGTCAGAAAAAGATCTTAATGGTAGGACCAAGAGTGGGTTATATAAGTTGTTTATACCTGCATTTGATAATCTAGAAGGGTTTATAGATCAGTACGGATATAGTGTTATAGATACTCCAGAAACTCCAGTAATGGGTATTGACGACATGTCTATTGACACTGGTGCTAGGGATTATATACAAAACAGAAGAGACGCTTTGAAGGATGATACCACAGCGTTATCAGAATTTAAACGTCAGTTTCCATTTACTGTAGAAGAAGCGTTTAGAAATGACACACAAAGTTGTATATTTGATGTCGAAAGAATCTATCAGCAGATGGACTACAACGAGGTTAATAGTACTCCTACGACAAAGGGAGAGTTTGTTTGGAAAAATGGCGTACAAGATAGCGAGGTTTTATGGATACCTCACAGAAAAGGAAAGTGGGAGATTACTTGGGTTCCAGAAACTCAGAACCAAAATATTATATCATCTAGATTTAATAAAAAGTTCCCTGGCAAATCAGATCAGCTTGTTGCAGGTTGTGACCCTTACGATCACGATACAACTACCGATGGTAGAAGGTCTGATGCTGCTGCTCATGTATTTCATAAGTTTAGTATGTCAAGTGATGCGTCTATGCAGTTTGTATGTGAGTATATTAATAGACCACCTAAAGCAGAGATATTTTACGAAGACATGATTAAGATGTGTGTGTTTTATGGGTGTCAGATATTAGTGGAGAACAATAAAGTAGGAATACTAAAGTATTTTGAGAATAGAGGATACTACGAGTATTTGATGGATAGACCAGATATGACGCATACAGAGTGGAGTAGAGGAAAGCAAAAGACTAAAGGGATACCTGGATCTGGTGCTGCAGTAATAAATGCTCAAGCAGAAGCGATAGCTACTTATATATATGACCACGTTGGTTATAATGCAGATACAGGAGAGATTGGAAGGTGTTTTTTCAACACGCTTTTAGATGATTGGAGTAGGTTTGAGATAGATAATAGAACAAAATACGATGCTAGTATATCGTCATCATTGGCACTTTTAGCATCACAAAAATATATAAAACCTAAAAAGAAATTAAAAGTTTCATCACCTTTAGTTAAAAGATATAGCAATAAGGGGATGTATAGTAAACAAATAAAATCATGATTTACGGTAACAATAAAAATAAGGTAAATGGTTATCCATCTCCTCTAGCAACTAACGAAGAGAAAGCTGCTAAAGAGTATGGTCTTGAGTACTTTAGAACAATGTACTACGAGTGGTATAACAATGGGGATGTATATTTTAGAGATCGTAAGATGCGATATAATCGCAACAGGTCTTATGCTGAAGGTAATCAAGATGTAGGTAAATATAAAGATCTTCTTGACGCTCAAGGAGATACATCATACCTTAATATAGATTTTACTCCTGTATCTATAATACCAAAGTTTGTTGACGTTATTGTAAACGGTATGGTTAATCAGGATTACGACATAAAAGCCAAGACAATAGATCCTATAGCTGCTAAAGAAAGACTTGAAAAGAAGAAGCAGATGTATGGTAACATGTTGACAAAAGACGTTATGCAGGGATTGGAGGACCAGACAGGTTTAGATTTAGCTCCAAAAGAATTTGTTGCTGACAGCTCTGAAGAGGTAGAGATGTTTATGGCACTTAACTATAAACAAAATGTTGAGATAGCGTTAGAAAAGGCTATAGAATACACTTTAGATGTTAACGATTACGATGAAACTAAAAGATACATGATTCGTGATTTAGTCGTATTGGGTTTGTGTGCTGCTAAAACAGAGTTATCAAAAACAGAGGGCGTTAAGATACGACATGTTGATCCTGTAAATCTTATAACTTCTTTTTCTGCTAAACCAGACTTTAAGAATATACGTCACGCAGGAGAAGTTTACTCAATGACAATAGCTGATTTAAAAATGCAAGCTGGAGATGAGTTTAGTGAGGAGGATTATATTAAGATTGCTTCAGAGTATGCTGGTAAAAATAATAACCCATCAAACTATGGCACTCAAGCTTACTATGAAAATGGTAACGAGACTTACGATTATGATAAGTTTAGTGTAAACATATTAGATGCTGAGTTTATTACTAGTCACTCTTTAAAATACGAAAAGAAAGAAAATAAGCATGGTGGGTACTCTGTAAATGAAAAACCATCTAACTATAAGAAGCCTAAAAACTCTAAAACAAAAAGAGAAGACATAGGTCAGACAGTAAAGGTTATATATAAAGGAAAGTATATTATAGGTACAGAATATATTTTTAATTACGGGATGATGAAAGATATGCCTAGACCTAAGTCTAACTTATCTGATACAAGGTTATCATATATAATATATCAGCCAAACCTTTATAAGATGAAGAGTCGTTCTTTAGTAGATAGAATGATTCCTTTTGCTGATCAAATACAATTAGCTCATCTTAAAATACAACATACTTTAGCTAAAGCTAGACCTAAAGGTGCGGCATTTGAAGTTGGATCTTTAGAAAATGTTTCTAAGGGTGATGGAGGTACATTTACTCCTTTAGAGTTGCAAGAAATATATGATCAAACTGGTAATATATACTATAGACGTATAGACGATGAAGGTCAGATGACTGGAGCTATGCCTATACAGGAGTTAGAAAATGGTATAGGTCGTGATTTCAATACCCTTATAGGAGTTTATAATCACAACATGCAAATGATTCGTGACGTAACTGGTGTAAACGAGTCTAGAGATGCGTCTAAACCATCTAGTGAAGCCTTAGTTGGGGTTCAAAAATTATCTTTGCTAGCTTCAAATAACGCTACTAGAGATATTAACGATGCTTACCTTAACATTACGAAGAGAGTATCTCAAAGCGTTACAATGCGAATGCAAGATCTTATAGGATTTAAAAATCTTCATAAGATGTACACCAACGTAATAGGTGATACAGCGATGTATAGTATAGACATGATGAAGAAGCTTTCTATTCACGAGTTTGGTATCACACTTGATGTTGCACCTAGTGAAGAGGAGAAGCAACTAATGGAGCAAAATATACAATCATCAATAGCTCAAAAAGAAATAAGACTTGAAGATGCTATCATGATTCGTTCTATTAAAAATATTAAGATGGCAAATCAAATGCTTGTCTTAAGAAGAAAAAAATATCAAGAGGAGCAACAAGCACAAGCTCAACAAGCTTCTCAACAAAACGCTCAATTACAACAACAATCTGCCCAACAAGCTGCACAGTTAAAACAACAAGAGTTGCAGACAGAGATGCAGATAGAGCAGGCTCGTGTTCAAGCTAAAGTTCAAGCTGATATGCAACTTAAACAATTAGAGTTTCAGTTAAAAGAACAGTTTGAGCAATCTCAACACCAAAGAAGATTAAGGGAAATAGAACTTAGTAATCTTGGTAAAGAAGGTGCTGCGTCTATTCAGGGCAGTGTTAGAAAAGAGGTTCAAGAACAGTCTGCTATGAATCAATCCCAGATGATTGAACAGAGACAAGGTAATAGAGGTCCTTTAGGTGAGGAACAAAACATGCCTCAATAGTTTGACATTAATATAAAATAGTTTATATTTGCGAAAATAACATAAATTAAATTTAAGACAATGGATATAAGAGATGAATTAGTAAAACAGTTTGGAGGCGAGGTTGTACAACCTGAATCTAAACAAAATATCGTTGACTTGACTGGTGATGAAAACCAAGCAGTCGAGTCAGAGCAACCTGTAACGCAGGAGCAATCTAACGTTATAGACTTGACAAGTGAGAGTTCTTTAAATACTGAGGAAACTACTAACGTTGAGGAACAACCTCAAGCTAGTCAACCACAGGAGGGTGAAGAAATCAGTGATGATGAAGTTGTCTTACAATACCTTAGCGAGAAGCTTGGGAGAGACCTAACATCATTTGATGATCTTAACACAACTAGTGAACAAACAGAAAGTAATGACTTTGCTAGCGAGCAGCTTCAAGTTATTAATGATTATGTTAGAAATACTGGTCGTACAGTTCAAGATTACCTAAATACTCAAACGGTTGATTTAACCAACGTGTCTGATGACGCTTTAATGATGGAATATCTAAGAATAGATAATCCAAATTTAACTGATGCAGAGTTAAATGATTATATGGCGACAACTTATAAGACAGACAAAGAGGCTTATAGTGAGAGAGAAACCAACGCTGGTAAGGTTCAACTTATGAAGGACGCTAAAACTGCTAGAGACTACTTAAATCAGGTTAAGGAGGATTATGCTATGCCAATGCAAGCAGATGATCCTGCAGTATCTGAAGCAGAAAGAGGAGAATGGTTATCTCAAATGGAAGGGACAGTTGACGACCTAGAAGGTTTGTCTTTTTCTATGAATGACAAGGGTGATGAGGTTGTTTATAAT